ATTTAGCAAAGTACGATAGTGTATCATCTTCTTCAGATGTTTCTTCAACTGCTGGTGTAGAATCTACAACAGGTTGAGGGTCAACTGCTGGAGCTTCGTTCATTACCGGTGCTGCTGCTGGAGCGTGTCCTGCATCAATACCTAGTACTTTATTAAGCTTCATAGCTAACTCATCGTAAGTTTTATAGTTTTCTGGTTTTAAGAAATCTTGTAAAGAATAAAGTTTTTCATAAACTTCAGTCAGTCTAGTTTCATCACCTTCATATAAAGCTGATGGAGCACTAAATTCTGACTTATCATAGTTTACCCAACCTTCTACTTTTCTAATTTTAATTTTAAAATCAGCGCCTTCCCAGAAATCATAAGGATTTACTGGTTCTTCATCGGCAAATTGTGGTTGCATAACATCCATGACTTTATCAAAGATTTTTTTACCAAACTTATAAAGGAATACTTTACCTTCATTTTGTGGATTTGCTGGGTCAGAAACAACTAACACATTACTTACATAATGTAGTCTTCTTTTTCTATCCCTAGCAGTTGCTTTATCTTCGTCCCTACCAGAGTTCCAGAGTACAGAGTTATGCTCCGATACTGGGTCCTGCTGTCCAATGGAAGTTAAAGAGTTTTCGATATACCATAAACCAGTTGGGCCTTTAAATCCATGGTCCCAATATCTTACCCAAGGTAAGTCCTCACCTTCTTTTGCTGGTAAGAATCTGATTACGGCATAACCGTTTCCTGCTTTATCTCTCGTTGGTTTCCAAAATCTATCATCTGTATAGTTGTTAGTTTCTGGTTTTGCTGAAGATACAGCTTCTGCTGCTTTTACGAGTTTATCGATTGATGAGCCTCGCATGCTCTTTAGATTTTCTAGTGACATTTTTATTCTCCGTATTTACAATGTATTACTGAATTATCCACTTTATCCATAATATAATATATTATTATAACATATTTCTATGCTTTTGTAAAGGTATCTTTTAATAAATTTAAACATTTATCTCTGTCAAACTTTACAAATGGTTTGTATTTCATAATCTTTCTATAGATGTCCGGCCAAATAATAGTGTCCGTAATCTTTTTGTTTTCGCGTTCTACAAATCCAAGTAATGAATCCAAGATGACTACTGTTTCCAATAGTATTTCTTCTTGCATCCATAGTTTTATAATCAATGGATGATTATTTTCTTCTGCTTCTAAAAGAGAATCAAATGGTACATCCATATCATATAGTTTATTTATATCAGTTTGAAACTGATACGTTAAAGATTCCATAATTTTTTTATGGTCTCTATAATATCTTTCGCCTCCTTCGTTTAGCATATCACCGACATACTTAACGTCGTTTTTAAAGTTAGCAATATAGAATTCTTTTAATTCAGATTCATATGTTTTTGCTAACTTGGCAAAAAAGAATTTATCTTTTCTTTTAAAAAATGATGTAGGTTTTATTGAAGTCTTAAAATGATATTTAATCGCATCATATCCATCTGTTTCGAAATGTAATTTAAGTGCGTTATATAATTTGTAAGATTCAAATGGGTCATTCATACTGGTAATTTATTACCACGTTTAGCTTTAATTAAATGTAAGCTTGAAGCTTCTTCTTCTATCTTTTGTTTTAAAGATGGTGTTAATAGCTTTTTTAGATTTTTATAATCCATGGCTCTTGTCTCAATAACATAAGACGCAGCATCTATATATGACATACTATTATTTGCTACAAGATGTTCTACCGCAGCAGAAAATCTTTTTCTAGTCATAATTTTATGTTCTAATGGATTCTCTTTATCCGACAAACTCATCACCTTCATTCCATTCACACCCTGTAAGACCACCTGCTTGTAAAGCTTTTAAAGTCCTTAATACTTCATTAGCATTTCTTCCAGTGTCTAAAGCGTTAACTGATACGTGTTGTACTGTTCTTGATTTATCAAAAATAAAAGTTGCTCTATATGGAACACCTTCTTCTTCGTTAACAATACCAAGTTTATGGGATAGACCTAATCCACAATCAGCAGCAAGAGTATGCTGTATATTTCCAATTGTTAGATTATCTTGTTTCCAAGCCAACTTACAAAATTCATTGTCACCACTTATTCCAATAACGTTAGCATGCTCTGTTAAAACATCCATGCCAGCTATTTCTGTTGGACAAATAAATGTAAAGTCTTTTGGATAAAAATATACGACTGACCAATCCTTTTTATGTGGTGTGAATCCTTCGTTTACTTCAACTCTCACAAATTCATTTTTTTCGTTAATTCCTTGCAGTGAGAAGGCAGGGAACTTATCTCCTACTGATAACATATATCCTCCTAAAATACTCTTAATAAAATACAGTCCTTGTTTATTCGGCCTGTTGGGTTATCAATTTTTGTTGTTAATGTATTCCAAATCTTTTCAATTTGCTTTTCAGTTCTATTTAAAACATCTGGTAATATAACATCAGGCTTTCTTAAGGTAGCTTGTTTAGAGCTTTCCTTATCAAAATTCTTTATAGAAGTACCTGATATTTCAAATCCACTTGTCGCAGTGGTTACGTATTCTTGCAACTTTTTATTCTTACAATTATATATGTAAAGTTTATGCTTACCTGGTACTAATACAGGATTAATTGATATTAATTTATCATCAACATTTTCTGTCATATATTGTAATTTTTCAACTTGTTTATCAGAAGCTTTTGGCCTCTTGATTCTAGTACGAGTTGCTTTAGAATTCGTTCTCATTCTTTCAATATCTTCAAATATTTTATCCATAAGGTCAAGCATTTTCTTTTTATTACCTTTTGTAATATGTGAATATGCTTCTACTGCCTGGTCGCATTTTTTATGGTATGCATCTGATACGACATCGTATTCTGCTTGGACTAAATCTCTAAACATATTAAGACCAGCACCTTTTATTTTATGTAATTGTAATAAACTATAAGTTGGGAATATAACTTCTTTCTTATCAAACTTATCTTCCATCCATTTATCAACAACCATTGTATCAAAATCAGCGTAAATAGTATCTAATACTTTTCTTCTCATTCTTTCAGCTGGTGGTATAACTTTAGGCTTAGGCTTATTATCTAATTCTTTTTTAATTTTAGCGCCTTCTTTTTCCATAGCCCATAGATGTTCATTTATATATTCTAATCTTTCATCTAATGGATAACCAGTCCACCCAGCATTTTGCATAGCAACTGTTTGATACGCTTTCATACGATATTTCCAATCTGGTAATTTTTTAAGATTGGCTAATTGTTTTTTATTAAAGTTAAGAACTCTTGTACAATAGACTTGCACAGTTTCTGCTGATTGTTTTTTATTTTCAAAATAGTAGAACCAACGTGTAGCTTTTATCCATTCACTCATTCTATCTTTTTGAGTTTTTGGTGGTAAGTTATGAACTCCATAACTTGGTTGTGGTCCCATCATTGCTTCATCAGCGTTTTTTAGTCTTCTTTTAGTTGCCATATTTCTCCTTTAAATAAGTTGGTCGAGCCGCTGCGGGTGATAAGGAGTTGCATTGATGCAGCCCGACCGAAAATTTAAGTATTATCTCCATCCCTATACTCAATATCTGATTTATCAAAAACTTTTCGTTTCTTTTCCCAAGGTAGTCTTATACATTTACCTTTTCTTTGTTCTTCTGCGCAATGTGCTGACATATAACAAAAGAATCCTGCTATGACTAAAATAAATCCAGCAAATATATGCATAAATAAATCAACAATAGTTATCATTAATTTCTTCTCATGTTTGCTATATCAGTTGCTTCTTCCTGCGATATAACAGGTACAGCATTTGATTTATGCATAGTGGCAATACCTTTTACTAAGGTGCCAGTATACTTCATTGGTTCTTTTTTAGTACAATCGCCTTTTATTTCGTGGTAAGTACCGTTTTTCATATACTCTTCCATAATAGATTTGTACTGTGCAGCTTGCCTAGCACGTATTTTTTTAAGTTGTGTTTGGCTAGTTTGAGTTGATTTAAATTCAACCGGCTTTCTTTTAACACGATTTGCACAGTGATTTTTTCTTTTTCTGCCACAAGGAGAATACCTTAATGAACCCATATAAAAACTTGTCACTGCCATTACTTAGGTCCTCCATTATGTCCAATCATTGATTTTTGTTTTTGCTCTTCTCTCCATCTTAGGAAATCTAAAGCTACTTCTCTTGTTGTGTGAGTTAGCGTACTCACTGGACGTCTTTTTTTATTCTGTTTCATAATGTATATTATATCATACTCTTTTGTAAATGTAAAGGATTAATTTTGATTATTTTGTACATAAGAATCAATAAGCTCATCGCCTTTTAATTCTTTACCAAAATAAACTATTCCACCATCAGAACAAGTTCTTTGTATCAATCCACTGTTATATTCTATATCAGTGACTTTCTTACCACCTTCTGTATCTTGTGGTCTAGAATCGTACCACATTGAGTTAAGGCTGTGATTGTGTAAAGCCTTAATACTTTTTGACCATTCTTCTGCTTTTATAAGCAATCTTTGTCTTTCTACTCTATCTTCATACTGTGTCATAATCAGGTTCTCCATCTTCAGGCCAAC